CGGAACTTGTGTTCTAAAAGAGTTTATCAAACTAAACTCTTGAAATACTAGTTCCACCTTGCATATTTAGCAAGTAACAATGCAAAAGATACGAGAGATTCAAGAAGAGTCCCTTTACCAAACTCTGCAACGTATGTGGAGGGCGGCGCTGACTAGCGTGCTCACCACTTTTGCGGTGCTCGGAGTACTTGGTTTCTTTTTTACCGGCATGTTCACGCTTTTCACGTGGTTCGCCACCTCGAGCATTCTTTCCGTCGCCTGGATATTTAACCAGCTGATTGGAAATCGAGCCGTCCAAATGTCAAAGGCTGTAGGCGAGAAGTATCAAGCTGTTCGCCAGCGTGCTGTTAGACAAATTAGAGACTGGCAAAAAGAAGTTAATGACCATATCCTTAGGGAAGCTAAAGTCGCGGTTGAAAACGGCCTGAAGATGGCAGCGGCCCCGTTTAAGGAAGTGGCAGAACATGTCACCAAAAACAAAAGCCGATATGCATTTGGTCTGGTTCTTACGGCAGGGATTATCCTTGTGATAGCCCTACGTTCCCGGATTAAGCGTGTAGTACAGCGTTTTATGTCGAAAGCGAAAGCTGAAGGAAAGCATACCGTGGACAAACAAGGTATAGTGGATGGAATTTTGACAGTTCTTACCACATCCACCCTCGTCGTGGGGGCAATCGGCGTGATTGTCGATATGACTACTATGAAGAAAGTGGTGGAGGCTTTGAGGCATATGCATGCGGTGAAAGCTGCTGTCATTGCCTGTTCAGGAATAATTGCATTTTTGTCTAAATCTTCCCTCGCCCTGCTTGACCTGTTTGGATTGACCTCCCTGTTTCAAGTGGAAAAGATAGCTGATAAAGTGAAGAATGGATCGAAGAGTTTGGATCATATGTGTGATTTTGATATCCTGGAGCCTGCAGATGTAAGATTTTTCGCTGACGCCTTGGAAGCCGATCAGGTGCCAAATCCGGATAAAAAACGTGAGTTGTTGAATAAGTTGGCAGAGAAGCGCGCAGAGAAGAATCTCGAGCAATGGGAGTTCGACCGTGATGCGTGTGAGTATGTTTCAGCATGTGTATACGACTACGATAAGTACGGAACCTATGGCTTCATTGACGACCCAAAAGATGGTGTGGTGTATAAAGTGCATGAAAGCACTCCTACTTACCTAGCAGATGAAGGTGATAGGGTGCGCCACCTAACTCCCGGCCTTTGGAAATATCATAAGCAAACTCATGCTTTTACCCGTATCGGTGACTCCGATGACGATGAATTTGACACAGTTGCTGTCCCTTGGAGGAAGTGCCTTATTCGTGAGGTACCCGACAAGCTGGTAATCAAAAAGCCACTGCCCTTTTCCTGGAGTGAGGATGGTGAAGTGTTCTCTGAACCCACCGTCAACATGATTCGCGCTGACATTTTTGTTAAGTTTCAGGTTGAGTCCGAAAGGAGGAAAGCTAAGAAAGTAGCAGCAGAGATTAGAAAGATTAATGCGCGTATTGAAGGAAAGGATGAAGAAAAAGAAAAGGAAAAAGAGAAAGAAAAAGAGAAGGAGATGGAAGACATCCATTTAGATCAAGTCGGTCATAAGACTGAGCTTGACTATAATCACTATGTGAAGTGGATAGCCCTGGTGCTGTTGGTACTCTCCCTTTCGATTGGAGCTTACTACGTATACAACTACGTGTGGAAAGAGGAGCAATTGGAGCAAGGAGAGAAGAAAATTCCTGCTCTAGGAGCTATTCCAGCGGGGTCGGCCCCCGTAGCTCAGCCTCAGCCAGTAAGAGCATTCGATGGGAATAAACGAGGCCAAGACTACTGGAAAAAGCGTCACGCCGCAAAAGCAGAATGCATTCATATGCCTGACTGCCCCAAGAAAATGGGGGTGGTTTCGGACAAAGACTGCAATGTTGTTTGTGGTGGTCACCACTGCACTCATTTTCTTACTTGTAATCCGACTCAAAATAAAGAAATTGCTGTTCTAGTGTCCAAACCGGCACCTGAGGGGGGCAATTCCTATCAGAAAATAACTGGACACCTGGCTCCTGAAGCTGAGGGTGTTGTTCGAGGGAAAAATAAGCGGCGAGGAAAACACCGTAAAATGATGTCCGATGCTGACTACCTCGAATGGAAACGACAACAACGACAGCAGGAATTGCAGCGTATTCGTGATGCTGACTATGATCTTGGTGAAGATTACGGAAATGATTACGAAGGTGGCTACTTTGGTGGCAGCTGGGGTGAGTATATGGATGATTATGAAGATTATCATAGACAAGCCCGAGCGGAAGGAATTGAAGAATTCCCCGACTTCGTCCCGTTTGATGACCATTATCAAGACCTTTGTGCTTATTTGAAAGACGAAGATGATTGGGTCCTAGTGGCCCCTGAATCACGTTTTCACGCTATGTATCCGAAGTTTACCGACTGGCTCAAACGCAAGAAGGAAACTGTCCAAGGTTGGTTCCAGAAACCAGTTGAACAACCGACAGAGAAAACTGTTGAAGAAATAAAAAACACCCCTGCACCTGAATCTAAGCAGAAGAATAAACCACTGCAGAAGGTGGCGGAGGCACCTGGGAAAAATGCTAATAAGCAGAAGCAGAAACAAAAACAAGCTGCTGAGCCCAAGGAGCGTGGCAAGAAAGTCACATTCCAGGAAGCTTCTAAGCCATCTCGTGATTACAGCGTTGTTCCATGCAACAATTCGAATTGCACAGGAACATTTAAGATGCAGTTGTTTGACGACAAACGCCGACCTCGTAAAGGTCCCGGCGGTAACCCGTTGTTTACAGAAGTACCATGTAAGTACAACCATGACCATCTGAAGAAGGAGAAAGGAAAAGAAAAGGAGCAAGAAAAGCCCCGCCCTGAATCCCGCATTGCCACCTCGTTGATTTGTCCAACTAACATCTCCGAGGATAAGCATGCGATCGTTAAAGTGAACGAGAAAGATCAAGAATGGATCAAGAATGGTAATGCGTTTGGCTTGCAAGGTGGTCTGTTTTCCTTGAAGCATGTGGGGTACAAGAACCCTCTTGTTCTGGAGCAATGGGCCCGCAATGGAGCGGAAAAAGAGGTTGAAGAAACAGTAACGTTCAAAGAGTATACAAAGGCCTCCTGGGGATCCGAGAGGATCATCTGGGCGCCAAAGACCCAATCGTACAACAAGTACAAATTTGGAATCCCTCAAGAGGGAGAAGAATGTTGGGTTTGTGGCTGGGATGTGACGAATCCAAACCAGCCTGTCTTTGTCCGTACCTCTGGCCATGTACACGGGCCACGAGATGAATACAAATTTACCCTAGGTCCTGACCATATGACACACACTTGTACAACCAAGTTTGGCATGTCTGCCTGCCCTGTATTGAATCATAAAGGGGAAGTGATTGGTCTCCACTGGGGTGGGACAGGGGATTCAGCTGCGTACAACGCTTTCATTCCGTTTACCAAGCAGATGGTGGCGGATTTTGGGAGTGGGGGTCACAGCATGACCCCCTACTAAAGCTGTACCCCCAAATGAGGAGCGGACCTGTTTACCCGCTCACAGCTTTAAAGGAAGCACCAGTTTTGGTTAACTACAAAAAAGGAGCCCCCCTCAATGACGTAAGCTCAATTGTCTTTGAGGATACACTGGTGACTAACTTCCTCCGAACGCGTACAGGAATCCCAGATCACAAATATGGGATTGTTCAACCAACAAAAACAAGCATCAACGAATCACTATTTAAAAGTGATAAACGGGAGTTGTGCCCCTTCGATGATAAGCTTTTTCACAAAGCACAGAAATACGCCCGAAAGATGTTTCGCCATTTGGAGAATACGTCTGTTTTAACCCCTTTGCAGAATGTGAAGGTGGATCCTGAAACCTCTGCAGGTTTTCCTTTCAGTTGCTCTAAGGAGGAAGTGATACGAAACCAGTATGAATACCTGTCGTGGTATACTATCCCGGGAAACCGGGATCGTCCAATCCCGATATGGTCGGTTACAGCAAAAATAGAATATTTACCTATGGAGGACATCAAAAATCATAAAATCCGCTTATTTCGAAACCCTCCACTAGATTACCTTTGCCTAGAAAAAATGTATTTTCAAGATCAAGAACATAGGCTAATGGGAACTGTAAAAGACACCTGGTGTGCTCTCGGATTCGTAAAAGAAAACGGGGGCTGGCATGAAATGGTCACTGACCTGATGACTCGCCATCATCAACTAGGCGTTCCCAGATGGTATTTTAAAATGGACGTCGGAAAATTTGACAAATCAGTCGGACCAGATCTGGCTGAAGCCGCATTCAACTTGCGAAGAAGGTGGTTCAAAATACCCCATGTTGATTATCTTACCTGGCGTGAAACTATAGACGTCCGGTTTGACAGTGAAATAGCCCAAATGTCACCGCTTGTCACTCCAATCAGGTCAACCCGAACGGAGGATGAAATTCATTGGAAATATTTATTTGCAGCTCAAATGGAACACGATCTGAACTTCTTACAAGAGGAGTCAGGGCATTCGTATGAGATCCTTCCAAATGGATCAGTCATTTCGACTGCGCTGGCCGCAAAATCTGGCCGGCTCTTGACTGCAAGTGATAATTCCCTGGAACACATAATTGTTTGGTGCTTTCACTACCACCGTATGTGCCGAAAGCTTGGTATTAAGCCTTCTTTCCAACATATGATTGAAACCTTAATAAACTACATTTATTCCGATGACATACAGGGGGCAACCGACAAACCTGAATTCGTTCAGTTCGAGGATCTCCGTGATACCTTTGCCCTCTTTGGTTTTGAAGTTAAAGATTATGATCTGTCTACTGACCCGTATAGAATACACTTCCTTGGCGCAAGCAATGGGAAGTACCTTAAGTGGTGGGTTCCAGTTTACAATGAAGAAAGAATGTACTTCTCTCTGGCCTTTATACCTGGAAAGATTTCAGACCGTGAGAGAACACAAAGGATTTCGGGTTTGGCGCACAATTTAGCCTTTTCCGAGAAATAC